AACTGAAAACATCAAATTGATTGTTGAATTTTAATAATTAGGAAAAAAGATAATGCCAAGTCCAACTGATTTTAATGTCAGTCCCTATTATGACGATTATTCCAAGTCGAATAACTACCATCGGGTATTGTTTCGACCAGCGTTTGCTGTTCAAGCAAGGGAACTAACACAATCACAAACTATACTACAAAATCAAATTGAGCATTTTGGTGACCACGTATTTAAAAGTGGGTCATCTGTTATTCCTGGACAATTATCTATTGACACTAATTATACATCAATTAAATTAACTTCCAAAACAGCTTCAGACATAAACGATTATAATAATACTACTTTAACTGGAGGAACTTCAGGAGTAGTTGCTCAATGTGTAGGAGTTTTTGCTACTGATGGTACTGATCCAGATACACTATTCATAAAATATGATAAGACAGGAACAGATAACGCTGCTACGGTATTTACAGATACAGAAACTTTAACTTCAAGTGGTGATGGATCTCCAACCGTTGTTGTGGCTTCAACACATACAGGTTCAGCAGCTGGTGTTCAAGCAGGTGTTTATTACATTAATGGATATTTTGTAAATGTATCTGCTTCAACTTTAGTATTAGACAAATATACAAACACACCTTCATATAGAGTAGGATTATCAGTAGCAGAAAGTTTTACATCTGCTTCAGATGACGCTGCTTTAAATGATAATGCAACTGGTTCTACAAATTATAATGCTCCGGGTGCTCACAGATTTAAAATTTTATTAACACTTGCAAAGAAAACTTTATCTGCTACAGACGATACCAATTTTATAGAAATTGCTCGTGTTGAAAATGGTGATATAAAAGTTCACGCAAGAAATAGTCAATACGCTGTATTAGAAGAAACACTTGCTCGTAGAACATTTGACGAGTCTGGTGATTATACGGTTAATGAACCTGATTTTGATGTAAGAGAATCAGTAGTATCAGGAAATAATAGAGGAATTTATACTGATAGTGCCACTACAACAGATGGTAATACAGCTACAACATCAATGTTAGCAGTTGGTGTTTCACCTTTCAAAGCATATGTAAGAGGTTTTGAGGCAGAAAGAATTGGAACAACTTGGGTTGATGTTGATAAGGCAAGAGATTTTGATACACAAAATAATCATAAAACAAGATTTGATTTAAAAAATTTCGTTTATGTAGATAATGTATATGGAACGCCAGACATTAATTTTGTTTCTGGTGATACTGAAGCATTTAAAACAATTAATTTATACGACACAGCAACAAGTGTCCGAGGTACTGAACACTCAACATCTGGTAATACTACTCCACAAATTGGAAGAGCAAAATCTCGTGGATTTGAATTAGCAAGTTCAACAGAAAGTAATGATATTTTTGACCAAACATCAACTTGGAAACATTATATCTTTGATATTGAGATGTTTTCTCATCTTAAAATTTCAAACAACACAACATTTACAACAGGAGAAATTGTATCAGGATCAACTTCTGGTGCAACTGGTTATGTACAGGCAATTTCATCTGGTGCTTCAGCAACAATTTCAGGAGTGACTCAAGCTAATCCAGTAGTAGTCACAGCAACTGGTCACGAATATAAAGATGGTGACGCTGTTTATATTTCTGGTGTAGTTGGAACAACTGAAGTAAATACTAATACTTATTATATTAAAATAGTGGACGCAAATAGTTTTAGTTTATATACTTCTACTGGCGCTGCAATAGATGGATCTGGTCATACAAGTTATACATCTGGTGGAACAGCTACAACTGGTACGGTAATAGTATCTAGTGTTGAAGGAGAGTTTGCTGCTACAGAAACAATTACAGGACAAACTTCAAATAATACAGCAGTTATAAAAGCAGATTTATATGGTAATCAAGGTGTTCAAATTAAAGAATTTGCTCAAACAAAACAAATTGGTATGGCAGGAAGTCCAACTTATACTGCTGATACTTCATTAACATCTACTTATGGAGACAATACTGAATTAAGTGGTAATGTTTCAATTACAAGTTCAGACGCTACCTTATTTGGTAATGGCACAAAATTTTTAACAGAATTAAGACCAGGAGATTCACTTACTTGGTTAGATGACGCAAACACAACTACAACAGCTTTAGTACAAAGAATTATATCTAATAACGAAGTAGAACTAACTGCTAATGTTGGTGGTTCGGATGTAACCGTAGCCGCAATCGCAACAAGACAAAGAAGTAAATTACAAAATCCAGAAAATAATATTGCTTTATTTCAATTACCTTATACAACGGTTAAAACTTTAAAGACAGCAGTAAATTCTGGTCAAACAGATACTAACTTTAATATTAGACGACAATTCACACAAACATTATCATCAAATGGTGACGCATCCATAACTGCTGGCACAAATGAAATTTTTGCTTCCCAAGAGGATGGGGACTTTTCTATATCAATTATGACAACAGGTGGTGGTGGTACTGGTGCTGTTGGAGACGCATTAAATACAACTGGTACTAACCACGAAGGTGACACTATCTTTACATTAGGAGGTTCGCCTACAGGAAAATCTTTAACACTAGATTTTGGTGCAAACTTTGCTGGACATAAAGTAAAAATATTAGCAACAATTGCTAGAACAATTGCTGGTTCAAAAACAAAAACTGCAAATAATGATTCAACGGTACAGATAACATCTCAATCAACTATTGAATCTGGTATATGTGGATTAGGAAAAGCAGATGTTTATAAATTAGAAAATGTTTATATGGCAGGTGACTTTTCAACAGACGCAACTGCTAGTGATACAGATATTACAAGTAGATTTGAATTAGATACAGGACAAAGAGATAACTTCTATGACATTGGAAGAATTAAATTAAAAACAGGAAAATTAATTCCAACAGGAAGATTATTAGTTAAGTTTGATTATTTCTCTCACGGTTCTGGAGATTACTTTGATGTAGATTCTTATTCAGGTGCTGTTGACTATGAAGATATTCCAAGTTATACTTCCGATACAACTGGTACATTATATCAATTAAGAGATTGTTTAGATTTTAGACCTAGAGTAGATGACGCTTCAACTATCAATAGTGGTAATGCTGATAGAACATATGATGGTGCTGGCGCTTCAACGGTTGATGTTGTAGAATTTAATGCCGACATAACTGCTGATATGGAATATTATTTAAAACGAATAGACAAAATTTTTATTACAAAAGATGGTGCATTAAAAGCATTAAAAGGTGCTTCAGATTTAAATCCTTTAAAACCAGGAAATTTAGATGGACATTTACACCTTGCAACATTACATATACCATCATACACTTTAAATCCAGATGAGGTTGAAGTAGAAAAAATTGACAACCGAAGATATACAATGAGAGATATTGGACATTTGGAAAGAAGAATATCAAACATAGAATACTATACAACATTATCTTTATTAGAAGCTAATGCACAATCAATGCAAATACAAGACGCTGATGGTTTAGATAGATTTAAAAATGGTTTTGTTGTAGATAATTTTACTGGACATAATATTGGTGATGTTAGAAACTTTGATTACAAATGTTCAATGGATATGGAACGAGGTGAAGTACGACCAATGTTTAATTCGGATGCAGCTACTTTGGAAGAAGTAGATGAAGATGGTTCAGCAATTTTAGCTGCTGATAGAACATCAGCTGGTTATACAAAAACTGGTGATTTAATTTCTTTACCATATACAGAAACATCTGTAATTCAAAATCTTTACGCAACTAAAACAGAAAATTTAAATCCATTTATGGTATTTAATTGGATAGGTTCAATAGATTTAACTCCAGCGGTTGATGAATGGAGAGAAACAGAAAGAGTACCTGAAATTACGGTTGACTTGGCAGGAAGTTTTGACCAATTAGCTAGAGATATGGGATTGGATAATACAGGAGATTTATCTGAAATTCCTTTGGGTACAGCTTGGAATGAATGGCAAACACAATGGACTGGAAATCCAAGGTCTTGGACTGAAGGAAGAACACAGGTCTCACAAACAGATTCAATACAAACAAGAGATGGAATAAGAACAAGTGTAATTCCTAGAACGGTTACACATAGTTTAGGTGATAGGGTTGTGGCTGTTAATTTTGTTCCATTTATAAGAAGTAGAGATGTAACCTTTGAAGGATATGGTTTAAGACCAAATACAAGAGTCTATCCTTATTTTGATAATGTTGCTATTGCTTCATATGTCACTCCAGATGGAGGTTCACTTGCAGGAAATGTTGTGACCGATACAAATGGATATGTTAAAGGTTCATTTGCAATACCTGATCCAAATGTGGATGCAAATCCAAGATGGAGAACAGGTAAAAGAGTTTTCAGATTAACAAGTTCATCTACTAATTCTATGGATAGAACAGCAATTGCTACAGCAGCAGAAGCTGATTATGACGCAAAAGGATTATTAAACACAATGCAAGGTGTTAATATTTCTACAAGAGAAACAGAAACGGTTAGAGAAGAAGTTAATGAAACAAGACAAATTACAAATACATCCCGATTTACTCCTGCACCACCAAGAGGAGACCCATTAGCTCAATCATTTGTAATTGATTCACCTGATGGATGTTTTATTACAAGTTTGGATGTTTATTTTGCTACAAAATCAACTACAATACCTGTTAAAGCAGAAATAAGAAATATAATTAATGGATATCCTGGAAAACAAATTCTTCCATTTGCAAGAAAATGGTTAAATCCTAGTGATATAACTACAAGTACAGATGGAACAACTGCAACTACATTTACATTCCCTTCACCAGTTTTCTTAAAAGAAGAAACAGAATATTGTTTAGTTTTATATTCTGATTCACAGGATTATACGGTATATGTTTCTCGTTTGGGAGATAAACAATTAGGATCAGATAGAACGGTATCTGAACAACCAACTATGGGTGTTCTATTTAAATCTGCAAATAATAGAACTTGGAATGCTGAACAAATGGAAGATTTAACTTTCAATTTGAAAAAAGCAGTCTTTACAACTGGTACTTATGCAACGGTAACATTAGCAAATGCTGATTTGCCTGTTAAGACTTTAAAGAATAATCCAATTAGAACATTTAATGGTTCTAGTGATATAAGAGTTTATCATAAGAGTCACGGAATGCACAGCATATCTGACAATGTAACCATTGCAGGAGTAGGATCAGGAACATATAATGGTCTTGCTCATTCAGAAATTAATGGAACTTATACAGCAATTAAAAATATAACTTTAGATAGTTATGATTTAACTTCAGGTGGAACAGCAACAGCAACTGGTGATGTTGGAAGTAATACGGTAACAGCAACTCAAAATAGACAATTTGATGTATTGCAATTACAATTAGGACACGTTATTCATCCAGGCACAACTTTGACAAGTGGTATTAGAACAACAACAGGTAAATCTTTAGATGGTTCTGAATCAGAATTTGCTTTGGCAGGAGCTTCAGCTGAAAAATCAATTACAATTGGAGATAATGTGTACTTTACTGCTCCACAAATGGTAGCAAGTACCATTAATCAAACAAACGAAATGTCAAGTTTAACAAATTATAAATCAATGCTTGTGAATTGCACAATGTATTCAACCAATGCAAATTTATCACCAGTTATTGATGTTCAAAGATTACACGCATTTTGTATTTCAAACAGATTAAACCAACCATCTGTTTCATCTACTAGTACATTTACTGGAGATGGATCAACAACTGCATTTACTTTAGGTGCAACACCTTCAAGTGTTCATTTAGTATCTGTTAAAAAAGATTCTGTTCTTTCTGCTACCCATTTAATTGGTCTTTCAATTTTTTTTGAAGCCCA